GCTGTGCTATATAGCGTGACTATGTCAAAATCCGTCCATATATGGAGAGATATCGTTGATTACGCACTATCCTGAATAGCTCATCAAGTATGGAAATAGCTGTGCTATATAGCGTGACTATGTCAAAATCCGTCCATATATGGAGAGATATCGTTGATTACGCACTATCCTGAATAGCTCATCAAGTATGGAAAGACCCACACTTAACAAGCCCTGGTCCTATAATCAGGTATGGAAATAGCTGTGTCATATAGCGTGACTATGTCAAAATCTCTCCATATATGGACGGATATCGTTGATTACACACTATCCTGAATAGCTCATCAAGTAAGAAAAGACCCACACTTAACAAGCCAGGGTCTTATAATCAAGTATGGAAATAGCCGTGTCACATAGCATGACTATGTCAAAATCTCTCCATATATGGACGGATATCGTTGATTACACACTATCCTGAATAGCTCATCAAGTAAGGAAATAGCCGTGTTATGAAGCATGACTACGTCAAAATCTCTCCATATATGGACGGATATCGTTGGTGACTAGGAAATCTTGTATCAACCGGAGACTTTTATTAGCAATCATACGAGCCCGATACACACCATGTAAATACTACACTTACTTTAGGAAGCTCTGTATACGTCCTGTAGCGTCCATACAAGCCTCTAAACAGGTACGGTAGTATCAAACACCACTCAAACAATAAGGTAGCTCAGACAGCCTTAGAGCGTCACCTACGTGAATATATAAACCAGAGCATAATCTTCATATGGATATAAAAGAGGTAGTGGAAATCTTAGAGACTGACTCAACCAGGTACCAAGCTATAAGTTTCCTAAATAGGCGAGCCCCCTTCATGACTGATGGGGATCTAAGGGAAGGTTTGTCTATCGCAAAGACGGACACAATACTACAGCACAGCAAAAAAGAACTAATAGACGTAGACGATGTGAAAAGCGGCTTTTGCTACCACGCCCTATCGTATATAGGAAAACAATACTATATAAACCGCATGGAGAGTGGAGCGATAACTAACGATAAGAGAGATAAGAGTTCTTTTGACCTATCAGAGATCCCACTTGATTTCATAAACGAATCACCACCCTGCTCCAAGGCTGTGATGACGTTTAAAAAGAGTGGGATGAAGAATGACGAGATCTGTGAAAAGTTGGGCATGTCCAAACACTACGCAGCATCAACCCTTAAGCAATGTAGAAAAAGGTGGGATTACTTCCAAAGGCCTTACAATCGCTACGATAAAAACTTGAGGAAGTACGTGAACGAAATAAGATGCCCTGATCACTGGACGATATATCGACTAAAAACACTTAGGTACATGGATCCCAAGAATATAGCATCAATGCTTGGTGTGGGATCACAATACGTAGCTGTAGTACTCTTCTCTCTTAAAAACAAGTACATAAAAAATATACTAGAACCTATGCACAAGAGAGAACTAGCCTCCCTAAGAAGATATATAAAAAAGGAAAGAGAATATGAAAACGCAATCTCTCATTGGCATGTATACCAATCACCTCTCTATGGCCTCCAAGATAAAGCCACCGTTGTGGACCGTGTATGACCCAAACACTGATAAGGTCATGTTCAGGGCAACTACATGCAAAGCAGAGGCTGTGAAGGCTTACAGGGCCCTTACAGGGGATTTAACGGACCCTCCTGTATACGAATCACACCTAATGCAGGATTTCAGAAAAAGCACTTAACCACGTTTTTATATAAATAAGGCATAATCTTTATACACACTACACTTGTAAAAGCACTGGAATCCAAACATGTCCATACAAAATATACCAGTAGTAAAAGCCAATATAGGGTCCACAGTTGATAGAACAGTGACAATAAACGTACAAGAGGTAGCAACCCTCGATGTTTATCTTTATCGAGTTGTAGCCCCCAATACTCCAGAATACTCCAATAGGTTTTATAGCATAGTCTCTGAGGATCTTAGAACAGCAAGCAACATATCAACAAACTACAGAAGAATCAATAATAACCAGTTTCAACTACACGTTCGAGCCGATTTATCAGAGATCCCTAATGCTACAGACTCGGAGTATTATGGGGTTATAATCAAGGTAAATGACGGCTCTTCCATCGATGTAAGCCAAGCCCAGCCTGATTTTGTTTTACAAATAAGAAACTGGATAGATTACAGTGGTACTACGGGTGCCAGCGGGGATTCGCGCACGGGAATCACGGGCCCAAAGGGTGATACTGGAGCTTTAGGCCTTCAAGGAGAGACTGGGTCTCAGGGAGTGACTGGGTCCGAAGGTGGCTCAGGCATAACCGGTGCTGACGGTATTCAAGGGGATACCGGTTACCGTGGTATTACAGGTGCCTCAGGAGTAGACGCTTTACAAGGCGAGACGGGTTTACGTGGGGCTACAGGGTTAATTGGTGTTACAGGGTCTCAAGGTGTTACAGGAGCTCAAGGTGTTACAGGATTAATCGGTATTACCGGAGTTACTGGTGTTACAGGGTTAATTGGTGAGACAGGTATTATAGGAGCTCAAGGTACTCAAGGTGTTACAGGCGCTATAGGAACCACAGGGTTAATTGGTGTTACAGGTATTATAGGAGCTACCGGATCTGTGGGGGCTCAAGGTACTCAAGGCGAGACGGGTTTACGTGGGGCTACAGGGTTAATTGGTGTTACAGGGTTAATTGGTGTTACAGGGTCTCAAGGTGCTACAGGTGCTGTAGGAACCACAGGGTTAATTGGTGTTACAGGGTTAATTGGTGTTACAGGGTCTCAAGGTGTTACAGGTGCTGTAGGAACCACAGGGTCTCAAGGAACTATAGGTATTCAGGGAGTCACAGGATTAATTGGTGAGACAGGTATTATAGGAGCTACCGGATCTGTAGGAGCTCAAGGTGTTACAGGGTCTCAGGGCGCTCAAGGAGAGACTGGTTTAGGAGTAACTGGGCTAGTCGGCGAGACAGGGGCTGTAGGTAACCAAGGTACTCAGGGGGTTACAGGTGTCGGCTCAACGGGTGCTCAAGGTGTGACCGGTTTAATAGGAGAAACAGGGGCTATAGGCCCCCAAGGAATAACAGGTCTTGGAGGTGTAGTAGGCGAACAAGGAACTACAGGTTTCCAAGGTATAACAGGGCTTGATGGTATTCAGGGTATAACAGGGCTTGAGGGTATTCAAGGTATAACAGGGCTTGATGGTATTCAAGGCCCAGTAGGTGACCAAGGTATAACAGGGCTTGACGGTATTCAGGGTATAACAGGCACAGACGGTATTCAGGGTATTCAAGGTATAACAGGGCTTGATGGTATTCAAGGGTCTGTAGGTGACCAAGGTATAACAGGGCTTGATGGTATAACAGGGCTTGATGGTATTCAGGGTATAACAGGCACAGACGGTATTCAAGGTATAACAGGTTTACATGGTATAACAGGCACAGACGGTATTCAAGGGTCTGTAGGTGACCAAGGTATAACAGGTGTACAAGGTAGTGTAGGCGACCAAGGCACTACAGGAGAAACAGGTTTTCAAGGTATAACCGGATCAAATGGTGTACAGGGTATACAAGGTGACCAAGGCACTACAGGAGAAACAGGTTTTCAAGGTTCATTAGGAGATCAGGGTATAACAGGTGCTGTAGGAGCTCAAGGCAGTGTAGGTGATCAGGGTATAACTGGTTTAGACGGTATACAAGGTTCATTAGGAGATCAGGGTATAACAGGGGCTTCTGGTGTAGACGCCCTTCAAGGTATAACAGGTGCTGATGGTATAGAAGGTATTACAGGTACGGACGGTATACAAGGTATTACAGGTACGGATGGTATCCAAGGCTCTATAGGCGACCAAGGCCCAGTAGGTGACCAAGGTATAACAGGGGCTTCTGGTGTAGACGCCCTTCAAGGTATAACAGGATTAACAGGTGAAACAGGTGTAGGTTATGTAGGAACTGACGGAGAGACCGGTGTACAAGGTTTAACAGGGGTACCTGGAGCAACTGGTGTCCAAGGCCCAGTAGGTGACCAAGGTACACAAGGTAATCAAGGTGATACTGGAGTACAGGGTATACAGGGCGACCAAGGTATAACAGGATTAAACGGTATACAGGGCGACCAAGGCTCTACCGGCCTCGACGGTTCACAAGGTATACAAGGTACCCAGGGCGAGACTGGATTACAAGGATCTGCGGGTAGTGTTGGTGAAACAGGATTACAAGGCAGTGTAGGAGACCAAGGAGTAACTGGGCTAGTCGGCGAAACCGGAGCACAAGGTAACGTTGGTGAGACAGGTTTCCAGGGCGTAACAGGTCTAAGAGGAGATACAGGGGCTTTCACCGTAACCTTCGATGGTGGCGGTGCTGCACTTACTCTAAACCCCTCAACAGATATCACTATACCTTACGCGATGCAAATAGATGAGTGGAGAATGTATGTAGGTAATGGTGAAACAGGTTCTATAAGCATGTCTATAAGATCTGGGGATTACACTAACTTTCCCCCATCAGTAAATATGGGATCTGGGGATACAGGGGCTTTCATAACCGCAGACTGGAAGAATACAGCTAATACTAGCTCTTGGGCTGGCACTACAGGGACATTCGGTAGCGTGATAAGAGTAGGCCTTAATAGCGTGGACGGGGTAATAACTAATACTTCTTTATCTATGATATTCCACAAGGTATAGCATGTCTATAGTAAGCGTACAACATATAGTGGTAACTATACCAGCGTCTTCTAGCACTGGGTCCACTACTATATCCGCAGTAACTATGGCAAACGCAGTAACTATTTGTACTGGGTGTTCTTCGACAGTTGCTGCTCAGTTCTCTTCGAGAGAGAATGTAGCCTCAATAGTTCTTACAAACTCTACCACAGTTACGTGTAACACAGGTACTACCTCCAGTGCTTCAAGGTATTATAGAGTAACTATAATAGAAGACGATGAGTTTACCGTACAGAGAGGTACGGTAACTTCAGGAACATCACCAGCAAATGTAACTATAAGTGCGGTCGATTTAAGCAATACTATAGCTATAGTGTCTACAAGCGGGGATTATGGCTCAGTGAGTATGGCGTCACTCTATTTCCCTAACGCAAACTTTACCTCCACTACTAACTTAAACTGGGTTTGGTATCAGACAATATATTTTGCTATAGCATCCTGGCAGGTAGTGTCGTGTGCTAGATGGAGTGTACAGCCGTTAACAGGCTCCACCACCGAGACAGGTACTTCTACTACCATTGGAATAACCGATGTAGATATGACTAATACAGCTGTATTTGGAAATATACGAAGAAGCGATAGCACAGCCGTAGGTACGGGTAATGTGTGGAACTGGCAACTAACAGCAGCGGGTACACTAAGCTTAACCAGAGTGGTAGGAACAACAGCAACATTTGGGTACAGCTTTTTCGTTGTAGAAGACCCTAATATGTCTGTGCAAAGAGGTTCTTTCCAGACTCTTACTGACACCTCATATGAGCACACCATAACTGAAGTAGACACCACACAATCAACTATAAATAGGACGTGCCCTTTAGGTTGGAGGCATACTGGAAACGGAACATACGCTGGTATGGCTATATCATATCAGAACGCATTCTCTTTTCAGAGCGGCACGGTGATCCTAGCTGATAAACAGAACGCTACAAACACAGGTGATCAGCAATATTATGAGGTACTTGAGTTTTCCGATGCTAGCGGGGCTACGCCCATATCAACAATAATAGTCTGGTTAGACTAAAAGGAGTTTTTATATGATGTATGTAATAGGGCAATTATCAACCGGTGAGTTTGTAATGAGGACCGGTGAGTATATAAGCGGAACGCTTCCGTCCTCAGACTCACTATTGGCTAAGGCTTTTACAGACTCCGGCATAGGTGTAGCAGACCTCAGGTTATATACCGTTACCGATCCTGCCGTTATAGAGAGAATAAACAAAGATCACGAGTACGTACTTACCTGGACTGATTTAGAGATCACAGGTATAGACTTTAGTTTAGAGGATAGCAAAAGGATGATAGTGTTTAAAGCTACAGACCCCACAGACCCCGACATTATGAAATTAGAAATAGTAGGTGATGGTGTTGATTATAGTAGGATATTAGTACAGGTATATCTTCCTGATATGAGCGGTATAGATACAAACTACAATGAAAGTGTTAAAATACCATTTGTAGATCCGGATAATAGAAAAGCCTCATTGTACGTTAATATAGTCAATGGCCTGGCATATAGGGATTTTAGAAGCACTAAGTATGGGGTTTGGTCCATAATATCCGGGCACAACTTTGAAGGCCTAAACGCTAAGGTTTACCCAGCAGTTTATGATATAGAAGTACTCTTAAATTTAATAGATTGAGCTCATTATGACTAAAAAAGTAGCACCGCCTAGGGATAGGGATATTAACATGAAAGCCCTCTCTAAGAGAGATATGAAGATGATAGAGATATATGTAACCGGTGTGCCCCTTTATCTAGCGGCTCAACAGGCTGGATATACCCTGCTTTCATCTAAGACTATACCCTACCGACGCATCAAAGAAAAGAAAGCCAAGGAGTACTTAAAGAAGTTAAGAGAGGAAGTACTTCATGTAGCTGGATTAGACTGCAGATGGTTCTTGAAGAGGTGTATGACCACCTTTGATACGTGCTGTGAGTTAATTGATGACGGTAAAGGCGGGTTAAAAGTACGCGACTCCGGAGGAGCTGCTAAGATGGGCGCTATAATAAAGGAGGCTATACCAGACTTCAAGCAAAGGCTGGAGCATACCATTACAGAGTCTCAAGTATTTAAGATCGGCGATCAAGAGATCCGGTTTGAATAAAGACGTAGTAGTATTCGAGCCTTTTGATAAGCAAATGGAGTTCATCAGTGCGTGCTTTAGCCCTGAGTACTTGTACCTACTCTATGGTGGCGGTATAAGGGGCGGTAAAAGCTTTGTATCGTTATCCACTATATTACTGATGTGTAAGCTTTATCCTGGGTCTAGGTGGGCTGTGGTAAGGAAAGACTTACAGGTAATCAAGCGTAATACTATACCTACGTTCAATAAGATTGTTCCTTCAAACTTTCTAAAATCGTTTAACGCTACTGATTATATAGCACACTTCACCAATGGTTCTTCCATACTTTTCATGGGTGAAAACTACGATAAGGACAAAGATTTAGATAGGTTCAAGGGGCTAGAGGTAAATGGGTTTTGTTTGGAAGAGGTAAACGAGCTCCACCAAGAAACTTTCTACAAGTGTATAGAGAGGGCTGGGTCGTGGATCATTGATAATATGCCTCCGCCTAAGATATTGATGACATGTAACCCTACCTCTAACTGGGTAAAGACGCACTTCTATGATAAACACCAAGCCGGTACTCTCTTAAAACCTTACAAGTATATACATAGTTCTATATTAGATAACCCATATATACCGCAAGAGTATTTAGAATCTTTAAAATCACTTCCACCGGAGATATATAGCAGATTCGTACAGGGATCGTGGGAAGGTAGTGACGAGCCAGGGCAGTTGGTGTCATGGCAAGACTTATATGCGGCTAAAGATCCTATAGTAGGAGAAGAAGATAAAACTAGGAGTTTAGGTGTAGATGTAGCTGGGCATGGTAAGGATAAGACAGTGTTTGTAGTACTCACCGGGTCAGATGTAACAAATATCTACGAGTACGGAAATACCTCTATACCTGAAGTAGCCGCAAAAACCGAAGAGTTTATGCATACATTGTGTATAAACTCAGATCATGTAGCTGTGGATGGGGCTGGGTTGGGTGCAGGAGTAATAGATCTTCTTAATGAAAAGAGTATATACCCGATAAACTTTTTGGGTGGTGGTAAAGTTTATGATGATGGAAGCACCTATAACTATAAGAACTCTAGGGCTCAAGCATATTGGTTACTTAAACTAGCCTTCCAGAACCACGAGATAGGCAGTGTATTAGACGAAAAGGTAACTAATGATATTGCTTCTATACGTTATGTAGTAGAGGCAGACAAACAGATAAAAATAGAGTCTAAAGAAGAACTTAATAAAAGAATAGGGCGCTCACCGGATTATGCAGATGCGTTATGTTATGCGTGGTGGGCTAAGATACATAGCACTATTAAACCTTTACCAGGTGTTTACGTGTTCTAATACCACTGTTTTCGGTATTTAGTAGCATAATCTATATAGAAGTAAAAATACTAGGAGATGATAATGTCCAGCGCAACCTCTTTATTCAAGTTCTTAAGTTTTGATAAAAGCTCTTTTATAAAAGATATGGCCAAACTAACACACACCAAACCTTATGCATATCAAGTGTGGGTGTATTCGTGTGTGTCTGTTATTGCTAATAATCTCTCATCTTTGGGTAAGTACTTATACAACAAAAGAACCGAAGAGAAGATAACAGATCACCCACTGCTTAGTCTGTTTAATAAAACTAATCCGGAGACATTCGGAAAGACTTTCTTCGAATCAATCATTATACACTTGATGCTTGAAGGGCAGACATTCGTACTACCAGACAACAAGCAGAATTTGGCTGCAGGGGCTATACCTAAAGAGTTGTATGTTATAAAAGACGAATACATGTCAGCCAAATCAAATAAGAACAACATTATAGACAGATGGGTGTATAGGCCCTCGGCTAAAGATATAACTTATGACGCTTCGGAGCTCATAAGATTAAGGCTATATAATCCCTACGATTGTTCTAAAGGCCTTGCGCCTATAAGTTCCGCCATGGCTACGATCATGCAGGATGCTAACGCTGCAGCATATACAGCTAACTTCTTTAGTAACAATGCTCAAATAGGTGGCGTATTATCCACCCCTGATAAGATTACAGAAGAACAGGCTAAGTTTATAGCCAAGCAGTTTTCTGAGAAGTATTCGGGAGTTGATAAAGCCGGCAAAACCCCTGTATTACATTCAGGTCTATCCTACCAGGCTATAAGTAGTACATTTAAAGATATGCAATTCAAGGATCAGCAAGAGTTTATAAAAGAACGCATACTTGCAGCATTCAAAGTACCTAAGAGCCTTGTAGCTGATTACTCACAGGTTAACTACTCAAACTCAATAACAGCAAAGAAGACATTCTGGCAGGAGGGGTTACTTCCTATAGATAAGTTAATAAATGAAGCATTCACTTATCAGTGGGTGTCCGGGGCAGATCCAGACTTAGTACTCTTATCAGATCTAAGCCAAGTAGAGGCCCTACAGGATATCCAAGGTGAAAGGGTTTCAGCATATAAGACTTTAATAGACTCCGGATTGCCACCTGAAGAGGCAGCACGCCTTGTAAATATACCTGTGGATTGGGAGAATGTAGCTGAGATAGAGGCGAATAAGGAAGACGAACCAACACCCGAAGAGGTAGCGGACGAGGTAGTGGAGGACGAAGAGAAGGCTATCGATATACACGCCTACACAAAGACTCTTAAATCCGCACTAAATAGGTACTTCACAAAACTAAGGAACAAATGCTTAGATAAAATAGATGCTGGCAAGCAAGTTGATTATACTGTAGAAGAAGAGTTTAATCGTATGGTTATAGAGCTAAAGACAGCTTACCTTACTTTGATAAACACTCTAGTGGAAGATATAAAAGATGTTGATGTTACAGCTTCCGATATAGTTGGTTTTCTTAATGAGAGATCCGACAGCTACAAACAGTTGCTTACTAATATATTATCGGAAGCAAGCAAGACTACGGATAAAACAGCAATGCATGAAATGTTTCAAAGCAACTATAAAACTAATAAGGAACTAGCTGAGGTTGAATTAGATGTTCTTATAGACTTTATCAGAAATGTAGGATAAGACGATGATTAAAACCTACGCCAACAAAATGGAGATTGATCATGACAAAAAGCAGCACAGTACCGGACTTTCTAGTGAAAAGATACGGGACAGACTCTGTAGAAGAGATAAATATAGCAAAACAAAGCGCGGAGAGGCTCGACCGTAGTGTATTCGAACAGGTTGGAGTTTGTAAGAGCCTGGGATCTGATGAGTTCAAAGCCAGGTTAAAAGAACTAGGTGTTGAGTATCGTAAGGAGCTAGAGAGTAGGCAGGCTGTATTTACCATATCTACTGAAGATGTAGACCGTGATGGTGATGTTATCCAGGCCTCAGGTATAGATATAAAGGATTATAATAAGAACCCTGTAGTGTTGTTTGCGCATGATTCGCACTCACTTCCTATAGGTTTAACCATAAAGATGTACAGAAGCGCCAAACAAACTAAAGCAGTAGTTATGTTCTTTGATGACACGATAGATAAGACAGGCACTTCAGAGACTGTATATAGCTTTGTTAAAGCCGGAGGTATCAAAGGAGCTTCTATTGGTTTCAAGGCCATCAAAGCCAGGGTGCCTGACACTGAAGAGCGTAAGGCTTTAGGTATGGGCGATTGGGGTGTGTACTACGAAAAGGTAAGTTTGTTGGAGTGGTCCGTAGTTGCTATACCCGCTAATCAAAGCGCATTAAGATCTAAGGGTCTAACAGACTCAAACATAAAAAGTCTTAATGATTTGGGTTTGGTTGAGAAGGAAATAGAGAAAGAAGTAACTCTATTAGATGTATCACCAGAACCTGAGAAGTCACAGGAAATAGAAAAACAAAGCATTATCTTATTGCAAGAGCTGAAAGAATCCGTAGTAGGATTATCAGTAAGCATCAAGAGCCTTGTAGACAAAATCGGTGCTGTCCCAGAGGGCACAGATAAACCGGAAGAAGCGTTTGACGGGCTGCTAGATGATTTACAATCAGTTATAAATAGAGTAAACCAATAAAAGAGGAGCATTAACATGCCTGCAATGATTGAAGAAATAAAAGCCAAAATTACAGAACTCAACGATAGTGTTGAGACTTTCAAAACTGCACAGACAGAAGAAAAGACAGCAATATCCGACAATGTAGCTAAACTTTCAAGAGAAGTTAACGAGCTGCAGGCTAAGTATGCTAGTGGATTCCAGGTGCCTGGGTACGAAGATGAAAAACAGAAGTTCTCGTTTAAGAAAGCTGTAGCAGCTTCACACAGCAAAAACTGGGACGATGCTGGTTATGAAAAAGATATTTCAGACACCATCGCTAAGAGTGTTAATGTAGACACAGGCGCAAGCGGTGGATTCCTTGCCCCTACAGCTGAGATGGATGAGATTGTTGCTCTAGCTAGAGCTGGACGTCCTATTCTAAACTCAGTTGGTATCCGCAAGTTGTCCGGCCTTGGTTCTGGTGAAATCACTATGAATAAAGTTACCGGTGGAAACCAAGCATATTGGGGTGGATCTGAAGAGGCCGCTACAGAGTCTAACATGGCCCTTGGACAGCTTTCTTTACGCCCTCGCTACTTGCGTGCATTCAGCACACTAAGTAGAGAGTTGTTAAAACAAACCTCAGTAGGAGTAGAAGGCCTTATCCGTGAAGAGATCGGTTATGCTATGAGTAAAAAGCTTGAGCAGGCTGCACTTTATGGTACTGGCCTAGCTAACGAACCTAAAGGTGTTGTTAACTATGCAGGGATTAAGACTATAGCACTTGGGACCAACGGAGCTCTTCCTGATTGGGATAACATGGATGACCTTGTACACGAGCTTGAAAAAGTTGATACACTAGAGGGTAGCCTTTCTTATGTAACTTCACCTCAGATCGCTAAAGTACTTCGTCAGACTAAGATTCTTCCTTACTCTGGAGCTACATCGGGTTCTTACTTCTTGCAGAAGAAATCTAATGCAGGTATAGCAGAATTCCTTGGTTATGGTTTCGAAACTTCGACACTTGTACCAGTAAATCTTACTAAAGGTAGTTCTTCTAATGCTTCTTACATTGTGTTCGGTGATTGGTCGCAGATGTTGATGGCTAGCTGGGGTGGAATGGAATTTAGGGTTTCTGAACAGGCTGCAACACAGTTCAAACAGAATCAAATCCTAATCGGAGCATTTGCTAACTTTGACTTTAACCTTCGTAGAGAAGATAGCTTTGCGGTTATCTCCGACGCTAAGATTGCTGCTTAGTTTCAATGGGGGCTTTAACGCCCCCTATTTTTAAATAGTTTTAAAACAGGAGATAAATATGAACAAGATCACAGAAATGACAAAGACAGTACAGCTCGTTAAAGCAGATGCTTATGGGGTTGCTACTACATACAACGGAACTGCAGACGCTTCAGGCATTGGTATTGATGTATCGGCCTATAATGAAGCTCTTATTATCCTTAACTCTGGTACAGCAGCAGGAACTAACACGGTTACTTTGCTTTCCACTAATGATAATACAGCTGTAGCTAGCGCAGCGACAGCAATCACCGACGCTGCATTCACTGTAGTTACTTCGGCAAACGATGACGCAGTACAGGTAGCCCGCGTTAATATCGGTGCTGATAAAAAGTATTTGATTGTATCTTCAGCTGTAGCTGATGACGCATGTGACTTCGGAGTAGTTGCAGTACTTAATAAAGCACAGAGTGTTCCTACAGCAGGAAACACTGTAGTTTTCGACGTATAACCAATCAAATGGGTGGCTTTTACCGGGCCACCCATTTTACCCCTTTATGGGAGGACACTTAGATGCCAAATGCAGTATATAACTCAACTAAAGCAGACCTACTAAGAGCAGACGTAGATTATGTGGATGACACTATAAACGTAGCTTTAGTAACGAGCGCTTACTCACCAGATGTAGACGGTGATTCGTTTTATTCGGATCTTACTAATGAAGTTACCGGCACAGGCTACACAGCAGGTGGAGCAGAAATAACAACAAAAACAGTTACACAGGATGACACAAACGACGTTGGTGTATTCGACGGAGATGATGTGGTATGGGCCTCCTCTACTATAACCGCAAGGGGAGCAGTGATCTATAAAGACACAGGCGTAGCTGGAACCTCAAACTTGATATGCTATGTAGATTTTGGTGTAGATAAGAGTTCCTCCTCAGCAGATTTCACGATCCAATGGAACTCAGCAGGAATAATCAACATAACCTAACTCAAGGCTAAAGATGTCTATACAAAAAGATATAACAGACGTTTCCCGCATATTACCTCTCTCTTCAGTGGAGAGAGTTTTGTTTCATATAGACCCTGATAACTCTCTTGGTACGACAGTAACCGCCCAAAGGCGTGTACTGCCATGGATATACTCTATATCAAATAGTGTTTATAAGTACTTATGTAGGGAGTTGTATATAAAGGATAGGGTAGAGTATTTCGACACGATAAAAAACAAGTACGAATACCCTACTAGCGCCTACCCTATTTGGTCTATAGGTTCGGTTTATGTAGATCAAACAGGACACTTTGATGGTAGTGAGTCTATTATAGACTCAGAATACTACTACATTACCACAGCGCAAGACGGCGTAGTGGTAGACAGTACTGAGTTTTTAGATACTAAGAGGGCTTTAAAAGTTACGTACTCCGCAGGCCTTGCATATCATCCACTAAACTCAGTATACGAAGCAATAAACTCATTCACCGTTGATAACTATATCATAGGCTCTACTACAGGCTCTATAGGACGTGTTGTGGCTGCAAGCGGCACATCAGTAACCCTAGAAGTACTTACAGGTGTATACGAGGCTGGAGAGGCTCTCACAGAGTATATAAGCCTTACCCTAGAAGAAACTACAGGTGAAACTTCAACCCTAGACACTGTTACTAGTAGAGCCTTGGTTGAAACGTACCCCGATATAGTTGAAGCAGTAGAAATGCAGATAAGATATATGTATCAACATAAAGACGATTTTGAGAATAGCGGCACTAACAGAGAAGGAGAGACTATAAGAAGGTCTGATGGATCTCCTTCAAAGCTGCAGGCTGAAGTACGCTTGTTATTGGATCCTTATAGAAGACTTTCAATGTTGGGCTAGTATAGTGGAACTAAAAGTAACAGGTTTGTCTAAGGTAATAGAAACTCTTAACAAGTTTAATAAACTTGATGAGGTAATAGAGAGGCGCATTAAACCTGAATTAGGCTTCTTCTCTGAGCGCATAAAGGGCGAACAGATGAGTGGTAGGCCTGGGCTTAATGAAGGAGAAGGAGTCTTAAAGAGCTCTTTAGAGACTGGCCTATCAGTGTCTGGTAATAGTTTAGAGTTTATGTTTGGTAGTGATGTTGAATATATGGCAGTACACCAATACGGATCAAGTACTATACCGAAAAGATTATATGTAGAAGAAGCGTGGACGGAGTTTGTTGAAACTGATATACTGTCTCTTATAGAGAGCAGTGCTTTGCAAATCTTGGAGGAAACAGGTGGAAGAGCATGATAGGGCGTTACTCGATAAACTGTTTGGTAGGGAAAAAACAGACTGTAGGAAAGAGTTTATGACTTTAAAAGCCTTTTATAGATCTATAGTAATAGGGGTTTTGGCTAGCCTTGCTTTGGTAGGATCCGTATTTACATGGGTACTTGGTGTATCATCAAACACAGTGGCCATAGAGACTACAGTAAAGACCCACACTTTCCGTATAGCTAATATAGAAGAGCAACAGGCAGTCCAGTATAGGGACCAGATGAAGATATTAACTGAGATAAGAGAAAAGGTTTCTAAATAATGCCTAACGTGAATTCAGTTGTATACGATCAGTCTGCGCGTAGGCGCATACGTGACGCATTGGTATATCAGCTTGGTAATATAACCAAAGCAGGTGGGTATAACAATGATATCGTAGAGATACACACCATGACGCCCTCTTTAGAGCAAATGAAGATGTTTCCTTCTATAGTAGTAGTGTCTGGTGATGAGAGATCCCTCCCCCTTGATGGGCAGGGCTCTACATTCAAAGTTATACAAAAAGATTGGACTATACTTATACATGCCTTTTTAAAGGCAACCTATAACCCAACCGATGCACAAGATGATGTTATACAGGATATAGAGCAGATGGTTGGAGAACACTTCGGGCTTGAACACCAGGACGGAAAATGTACCTGTTTCTTAGCTCAGATCCTTAATAGTAGGCCCTTTGGCCTAAAAGTTAATAAGCCAAACTGTGGAGTAACTTTTACCCTGAATGTAAAATACCGACAGTTAAGATTGGATCCGACTACGAAATCATAGAAACAGTGCATAATCAATATAGAACTTCAAAATAGGAGAACAGAATGTCCTTTTTAACAGCAAGAAAATTCATTGGAGCAGCACTAGAGACTGTACGATACACGGGAGAGACTCTAGCAGAGACTGACTACGATTTACCGGCGTATAATATATCGTATACTTCCACCATTGATAGGTATACCCGCGAGGTAACTCTAAGTAACTTCAGTAAACTAACAGACATCCCAGGCAAACAAATGGGCTCGGTATCTTTTAGTATAGATGTAGCTATAGGAGAAGTAGGAGACTTATCAGTAGTTCCTTCTTATGGTAAACTTCTTGTAGCTAGTGGGTTCCGCCAGGACGAAATGGCTGGCGGTGTGAGTTGGGTTACTGATTCAACAGTGTGTAACACGATTACCGTCGATATCGCAGACACCGAAGAGTGTTCGGATCCTGGACAACGTGTAGTACGTTTGACTGGTTGTAGGGGTTCCGTACTTGTAACAATGGACCAAGTAGGTAATCCAGTACGCTTGGATTTCACATTCATGGGTAAGATAGGAAGTGTATTCGACAGGGCTGCAGCTTTTACTTCAACCAATGTACTTACTACCACTCCTGATACGGCTTTGAGCGCTACAGTAGAGGCTGGTGGGTATACTGATATCGATTGTAACTCTATCAACATGGCTCTTAATATAGAGACTCAAATGGAGATAGACCCTACTGATGGATCTGGTTATCGTGGAGCACACACAACGAGCCGCTCACCTGAAGTAACTATAGACCCTTACTTGCACACCTACGCGGAGCGCGATTGGTATGCACAGAACTTAGCACCATCGACAAACTTAAATGACTTTACGTTTGCTACTTCAAACTTTGTATACTACTTCCGTTCTTTACAGGTAGTAAACTCACTTGAAGATGGTGATAGGAATGGTTTAACTACAGAGTCTATTACATTTAAAAGTGTAGCGGCTCCGTTTGATGATGAGTTCTATATGCTTCAAGGTATAAGCGGATAAGATACCTAGAACATATAATATGCTTTTTAAAAAGGCGGCGGAATACTCGCCGCCTTTCTTTTAACCTCCAAATAGGAGAGATATATGAATAAACCGTCCGCTAGGGATGAGATCAGATCACTAAAAAGTGACCAAAGCAATGGTAACATATACCTCCCTCCTGCCCAACGATCCCGTATAGCTCAAGAATACTTAAAGAACAAACGTGTCCGACAGACCGCAGAAGATTATAATGAAGCGGTACGTCGAGGTTGGATAAACCCTTTTAAAGGAGAAAACGCATGACAGTAAAGAAAAGCCCAGCAAAGAAATCAGCCCGTAAATCAATAAACAAGGCTGTAGTAAAAGAGTCTAAGGTAGTTGATGTAAAAGTTACAAACAACCTAGATGGTTTGGTTATGTATGGAGAGGTTGAGTATATCTTCTTCGTCCCCGATGTATACAAGAAAGCTTATCCTAAAGATAAATCCATGTGGCCTGTGTTTAAATACCGCACTTATAATGGTTTTGATGAGTCTATTATCACTCAAAAGATATTGGCGGCAGGTATAGGTGGGAATGAAAAAGATGTTATCGAATACTTCATGTCTAACCCTGAAGCATCACGCACTATTGTAAAGAGGTGTTTGAAGGGTGTAGCAAACCTAAAAGACGCTAAAGGTAAAGAAGTTGTAGTTGAGTTTGTAAACGATAAAGAAGAAGAACTTACAGAGGATTTCATATCACGTATACCGTTCAGGTTGTTGAACGCTCTACAACAGTCTATAATGGGTGGTATTAGGCCTTCTGAGGAGGACATGTCGGGTTTAGAATTCTAGCCGGATTTCATGCAGGCGCCCTCAATCAGTTTTCGGATTGCAGTAAATGCGATCCGGAGACTGCCTTAAAGCGCGGGTGCGATGGCTCAACGCCCCCAGATCCGGTTCTATTAGAGCAGCATAAAGGCATAGTGTATAGGTATTGGTCATGCCCCAGCAAGTACGTGACGAAGAATAACTTATCATGGTATGGCCGTCACTCACACAGAGAGAAGTTTCCACCTTCTTTACCTTACGGGGCAAGGAGTAAATGGGACACTGCCTGTGAGAGTGTATATAAACATGCACTACAAGAGAATCTAGACAGACAGAGGACTAAAAATGGCACTTAACTTTCAACTTACTGGTAACTTCAGCGATAATATCAATGCAGGCATCAAGCAACTTAATGATAATGCGAGGCGAACTAATACTACCTTAACTAAAATGGGTAATGTAGCTAAGGTTACAGCAGGCGCTTTAGGTTTGGCCTTTGGTGCTTCGGCTATTATCTCTGGCATTAAGTCTATGACCACCGACCTTATTAAACTAGGCGATGAGATTGATAAAGGTTCTTTGAGGATTAGTGTATCAAAAACTGAATACCAGAAATGGTCCCACGTCATGAACATGACTGGTACTACGATGAAAGAGAACGAAACTGCTTTGTCTAGATTCTCTAAGAACCTACTAGATGCTACTAATAATGTAGGCGTAGCTGGTACTGCCCTAGGTGCTCTTAATGTAGTTATTAAGGAGTCAGACGGTACTTTCCGTAGTAACTCTGATTTGTTAAACGAAACGATACTAAAACTAGCAGACATGAAAGATGAGACTCTTCAAAGTGCTTATGCCCAACAGATATTTGGTAGGGCTGGTGCTAAACTTATACCTATGCTTAAATCAGGATCCGATGCCATAAAAAATTACCTACAGGAGGCTGAAGATCTTAATTTAATTATAGGCGATGAAGGAGTTACAGCAGCAGCAGCATACACAGATTCAGTAGGAAAGATGATGGGCGCTTTTAATGTGGCGGTATTCAAGGCATTGACACCTATTATAGATGAGATTTCTAAGAAACTAGATGGTATGCTTAAGTCTGGTGAACTACAAAAGAGATTTGATGATCTAACAAACACTATAGTGTTATTTACTAAGACTTTTTATGATGTGTACTCACTTGTAACTGGTAACTTCATCCCGCTAGCTTTGGGGGGGATCGTACTAGCTATACCTTCTGTTGTAGCTGGTATAGTATCTCTTCAGGCTAGCATAGCTGTACTGAACGTTACATTGCTCGCTAACCCATTCGTGCTTGCCGCTGTGGCTGTGGTAGGGCTTGGCGTAGGTATAAGCAAACTAATAAAAAGACAAGAGAGTCTTAACAAAACATATGGCCGGACAGGCGTTATATTAGCCGATCAAACTGATGGCACTGTGTTGCTCATCGGTGCTAGCCGTCAGTTAACTGCTTCCTATAAAGGACTACAAGAGCAAACTGGCAGTATGGGTAGAAGTATAGAAGA